GAAACTTTGAAGACTTTTGCAAACTCTATTTACTCAGTAATCGATAGCATGATTACGTTTGAGGGAGTGCAGGATATATTTAAAGTAACCAATACATCTAACGATACCATTTGGAATGTTGAGGAAATGGATGTAAATTATTTACGGAAATTGAGAAGTGAGATAGACCCTAATTTACTTACAGAATACCTAAAAGATGAGGCTTTGGGTGAGGTGAAACACTAATGTCAGAGTTTGAAGAACTAATAAATAAACAAAGGTTGCTTTTAGAAGCAGAAGCATGGGTGCAAATACCTAAATCAGTCCATATTCACAAGCTAAAATCTATGTGGTATGATGATCGACCAGAAGATACGGACAAAGGTCACGTTGTTGATATACAATATCCTGATAACCGAGTGGTTCGTATGCAAAATGGTAAGATAATTCACGAGTTTGGTGAGAAAAAAACAGGTCAAGAATTGCTTGACTTATATAACAGAGGTGGAATATAATATGAAATATAATTTTACAAAAAAAGATTTTATTTATTTATTTATTATTGTAGCATTTTATTTTTTTAATGTATCATTGTTTAATTGGTCATTTGAAAATGAATGTTATATGCTACAAGATATAAGCAATCTTGCATAAACTGGAGGTGCAAATGAAACAAAGTATGATTGAAACTATGATACAATATTACAAAGCTAATATTGAAATGCATAGATTAAATCTTGAGGTGTTATTAAATAATACAGTTGGTGTTGCTGAACATCCTAACATGATGGAAACTATTGATGGAGAACTAGCAAAGATAGCTGAATTAGATGATAAACTTTTAGTCTTGGAGAATTATTTTGGAGACTGAATATATTAAACTAACAAAAGAAGAATACAGAAAATTTACTGATTGGATATCAATGAATTACCAAGAGCTTTATGAAAATAAAGTAGCCCACGAAACTACATGGGATACTCAAGGTAATTTTTATGTTAGACTATTGGATGAATCTTTTGTATCTTTGAAGGATATAATGCTTGACATGGCAGGAGAGAGCTGATAAACTGTCAGGCAAAAATCATGAGTTACCAAATAAACAAGCCCTCTATCTCCAAAGCTTTTGGTGTGGCTCTGTCCATAACTCCGAGAGTAGTTGCTCAAAACTCTCACTTAATTTTAACCGACTTCTTAACCATAAAACCAAAGGAGGTATATATATGGCAATTCTAGAAGGAACTGCGTATTGGGCATCAATCAAGACACCTAATACGACTTTTGAACCTGTGTACACAGTCAACTTGGTTGTTGATGAACAGACTGCAAATGATTTTGCCAGTCGTGGGCATAAGGTTAAACAGATGGATGAAGGTCCAGCTTTAATAATTAAGCGTAAGGTTAATGGTCCTAACGGAATGGTTAGGTCTGCACCTAGATTGCTTGACCAAAATAAGCAGGAAGTTAATCTAGCTGTTGGTAATGGCTCTAAGATTAGAGTCCAATACAACGAGTATAAAGGCGAAGGTAAGTTCGGTCCTTATCAAGGATTAGATTTACAAGCTGTGCAAATCGTTGACCTAGTAGAATACAGATCAGAAGATGGGTCTGAATTCTTTGATGAAGGAGAGGAGTTTTAATATGATTATTAATATTAAAAACGATGAAGGTGAAGTCCAATATGATGTTAATAAAATAACAGATGAGGATAAAAAACGTGGTGCTACTGTAACCATTTCTAAAGTTGGAAGCTTGGAAACTATTATTGAAGCATTACAATTCGCAAGTTCTACACACAGAAGCAACCTTGAGAATCTTTTAAAGGAGACTCCAGAAGCTCTCGTAGAAAGCGAAGAAGAAGCTGAACCTGAATCAGAATCTTAAACTTAATGAGGTGCTCTAAGTCTTGGATGGAGCTTAAAGGAACAATCCATATCAACGCCTCATTTTTTTTCTTATAACGGAGATAGAATGCACGAACAAACTAAATTTATAAAACACAAATTACCATGTCCTAAATGTGGTAGCTCAGATGCTGTATCATTAAATGCAAATGGGTCTGCCAAATGTTTTAGTTGTGATAGTTTCTTTGCAGATTATGATGAAGCTAGTAATGGTAAGATTGTGGAAATCAAACAACCTAAACCAGATAGCTTTGTCAGTTCTTATACTGGTGCTTATGGTGAGCTAACCGATAGAGGTATCTCACAACAGACAGCTACAAAGTTTGGTGTTAAGGTTGTGACTGATGGTAATGGTAAAGTTACACAACATATCTATCCATTCTTTAATGGTGGGGAAGTTGTTGCAACCAAGACCAGATATGTAGCAAACAAAAACTTTTCTTGCAATGGAACTTTTGAATGCACAGGATTGTTTGGTGAGCAGTTGTATCGTAATACAGGTGGTAAGTATCTAACCATTACCGAAGGAGAGTGTGATGCTATGGCAGTACACGAACTCTTTCAAGGTAAGTGGGCTGTAGTATCTGTTAAACGAGGAGCTTCGTCAGCAGTCAAAGACATTCGTGAAAGCATTGAGTTTGTTGAGTCATTTGAAAATGTTGTATTATGTTTTGATAATGACAAGGCAGGTAAGGATGCTGCTAAAGCAGTAGCTCGTATTCTTAAACCCGGAAAGACTAAGATAATGTCTTTACCAAACGGATACAAAGATGCGAATGATATGCTCAGAAACAAAAAGTTTCAAGAGTTTACTAGCTCTTGGTGGGAAGCTAAAACTTACACACCTTCTGGTATCCTTGAGTTGTCCAGTCAAAAAGATGATTGGTTAGACAGAGAGGTGAAAGAAAGTGTAGAGTATCCTTGGGATGGCTTAAATAAAAAGCTTTACGGAATGCGTAAGGGTGAGCTGATTACTTTGACAGGTGGCACAGGACTAGGTAAGTCTAGTGTTACTCGTGAGCTAGAACATTGGTTAATTAAAAATACAAATGACAATGTAGGTATCGTAGCTCTTGAAGAGAACTGGCTTAGAACTGCTGATGGTATCTTATCTATCGAAGCTAACGACAGACTCTATCTAACAGAGAAACGAAACAAATATACCAGAGAAGATTTACTATCTTTATTTGATAAAGCTATTCCATCTGGTAGAGTATTCATCCATGCACATTTAGGTGCTACTGATATTGATGAGATATTTTCTAAGCTTAGATATATTATTGTAGGATGTGAATGTAAGTGGGTAGTGGTGGACCATTTACATATGTTAGTCAATGTATTATCCGAAGGTGATGAACGCAGAGGCATTGATATGTTGATGAACAGATTGCGTAGCCTAGTCGAAGAGACCGGTGTTGGAATGATATTGGTATCTCACTTGCGTAGAGCTAGTGGTGACAAAGGACACGAGCAGGGTATTGAAGTATCACTCTCCCACCTCAAAGGATCTCAAGGTATTGCACAGTTATCTGATTGTGTAATTGCACTTGAAAGAAATCAACAAGCCAAGAATCCAGATGAAGCTAACATCACACGAGTTAGAGTTTTAAAATCTAGGTATACTGGAGATACTGGATTAGCTTGTAGCTTGAAATATAATGCAGAAACAGGTAGACTGTTTGAAGTAACAGAGGAGGAAACATTTGATAATGAAGACGAACTTATCCCATTCTAAAATAATTTTTGATATAGAAGCTGATGGTTTAAATCCTACTGTTGTTTGGTGTATCGTAGCAAAAGAACTTGATGGTGATGTTCATACATTTGACAACACGCAGATTGAAGAAGGCATTAAGTTTTTACAAACTGCTGATGTATTGATTGGACATAACATCATCGGCTACGATTTACCTGCACTTAAACGATTGCACAATGCAGAGTTTAGAGCAGAGTTGGAAGATACATTGGTGATGTCTAGACTTTATAATCCCATACGAGAGAATGGGCATAGTTTAAAAACATGGGGCTATAGAGTAAACTGTCCAAAGCAAGAGCAACCAGAAGACTTTGATTCTTATACACCAGAGATGCTTGAGTATTGTATTCAAGATGTAAAGCTAAACGAAAAAGTATATAAGAGTTTAGTTGAAGAAGGTAGAAGCTTTAGTAAAGAGTCTATCGTTTTGGAACAACAGGTTGCAGACGTAATTAAAGACCAAGAAAGGAATGGATTTTATTTTGATAGTAAACAAGCCATGACTTTACTTGCTGATTTAAAAGCTAAGATGTTTGATGTAGAAACAGAAGTGCAACAAACATTCAAACCTAAATGGGTCGATGATAAAATGGTTACACCTTATGTCAGAAAAGATGGTCAGCTTTCTAAACGAGGATTGACTGATGATGAATATAACAGGTGTATGGAAACCAACAACTTTGAACCCTTCATGCGTAAGACTTTACAAGAATTTAATCTTGGTAGTCGTAAACAGATTGGTGAATATCTAATTGATTTTGGTTGGAAGCCTGTTAAGTTTACACCTACAGGTCAACCGATTGTAGATGAAGGAACTCTTAAAAAGATAGAACATATTCGTGAAGCAAAATTGATAGCAGATTATTTATTGTATCAAAAACGAATAGCTCAAGTGACTTCATGGATAGATGAATTACAGGGTGATAGGGTTCATGGTGGTGTAATTTCTAATGGAACAATTACAGGGAGGATGAGTCATCGTAGTCCTAACCTAGCTCAAGTTCCAAACATGGGTAGTCCTTTTGGAAAGGAATGTAGGTCTTGTTGGACTGTTCCAGAGGGATATAAATTAGTAGGTATTGATGCTAGTGGGTTAGAGCTTAGAATGTTAGCTCACTACATGAATGATCAGGAGTATATAAATGAAGTTGTCAACGGAGACATTCACACAACTAACCAAAAACTTGCAGGACTTAAATCACGAGATCAAGCTAAGACATTTATCTATGCACTCGTTTACGGAGCAGGAGATGAAAAGATTGGTAAAGTTGCTGGAGGAACTAGAAAGCATGGCTCGGAACTTAAGCGAACTTTCCTCAATAATTTACCTGCACTTAAAAAACTTAGAGACCGAGTGCAACAAGCATCTCGAAGAGGATTTCTCAAAGGATTAGATGGTAGAAAAATCTATGTGAGGAGTCAACATGCTGCTTTAAATACACTACTGCAAGGTGGTGGTGCAATTGTAATGAAGAAGGCACTAGCTATGTTAGACTCATTACTTAAACTAAATGCTGTCGATGCTAAGTTTGTAGCTAACATACATGATGAATGGCAAATGGAAGTTAAAGAAAGCCAAGCAGATTTTGTAGGTGAGTTAGCTGTAGGCTGTATTGAAAAAGCAGGAGAGCATTTCCAAATGAGATGCCCCTTGACAGGAGAGTATAAAATAGGAGATAATTGGAGTGAAACACACTAAAGGACAATTAGAATTCTTTGAAGATGACCACTCTGATTTAGTCTTTGAAGAAGGAAAGATATGCATTAAGTGTAATAAAAAACTACCCCTTGATAGGTTTAGTCCTGCATCCGGTGGTAATTTTTTAAGACCCGAATGTAAAAAATGTAACAATGAATTAAGTAAGGTTCGTGCTAGGCTCAAGGAACAATACGGAATGCCAGAAGACGGACATGTTTGCCCTATTTGTTTAGGAACAAAAGACCAAGTTAATGGATTGGGTAACAAAAAGAATGGCTCTTGGGTAATAGACCATTGCCACGAAAGCGAAACATTTAGAGGGTGGCTTTGTCATACATGCAACAGGGCATTGGGTGGATTCAAGGATAATGTAGATATACTTGACAGGGCTATAACATATTTAAAAAAACATAGAGAGGATTTACTATGAAAAAAGAAGAAAAACTTGACAGTTCTAAATCAGACAACTATAATAAATTTAAGTCTGAGGCAGGACATTGGTATACCCATGAGGGTGAACCTATGTACACAATCATAGGTGCTAATGGGAAAGAACGAAACACCACCCTGAGAGATGCGAGGTCTCTAGGTTTAGTACCTTCGGTCACTACTATTATTAGTATGATAGCTAAACCTTCCTTAGAAAACTGGAAAATAAATCAAGCTTTAAATTCAGCTCTGTCTTTAGAGAGACAAGAGGGGGAAACCCTTGAGTCTTTTGCTTATAGATGTAAGCAGGATTCTAAACAGATTGGATTAAATGCAGCTAAAGAAGGTACTAAAATCCATGCAATGATTGAGAAAGGTTTCTTAGGTAAAGCTAAGACAAAGCCTTACAAGATTATCAAGGCATGGTTGGATGAAACATTTCCAGATGAAGAGTGGTTAGCAGAAGATTCTTTCTGTGCACAAAAAGGTTATGGTGGTAAGATAGATTTATATTCTAAGTCTGGTATCTTTGTTGACTTTAAAACAAAGGATAACTTAGAAGGTAAAGACCCAGCCAAATTAGTATATGATGATCATGGTATGCAGCTTTCAGCTTATGCTCAAGGCTGTAACTTTGATGACCCTGAAAGAGTGTCAATCTTTGTAGACCGAAAAGATACAGGACTAATACTGTTTCATATATGGGATAAAGAATCACATACGAAACACCTCTCAATGTTCAACAGTATTCTTGAATTTTGGAAGCTTTCTAAAAATTATAATAGTGAAGTTATCTAATGCCAAGAAGAGTACCAAGAAAACCTAGACCCAAAAAGGTTAATGTTCCAAAAGGATATGATAGTATATGGGAAGCTAACTTACACGATACTATTTTAAAAAAATGGAAACATCATTGGGATACTGTTGACTACATTGTTAAACATAAATACGAGCCTGACTTTGTAAAAGAGTTTGATGGTAAACTTATTTTGCTAGAGGCAAAAGGTAGGTTTTGGGATTATGCTGAATACAGTAAGTATGTGCATATCAGAGAAGCATTACCTAAAGATATGGAGCTAGTGTTTTTATTTCAAAAGCCCTATGCTCCTATGCCTCAAGCCAAGAAAAGAAAAGACGGAACAAAAAGAACTCATGCAGAGTGGGCAGAAACTAATAACTTTAAATGGTATAGTGAAGATACTTTACCGAAGGAATGGATTGATGAGAAAGAAAGATTATAAATTTAATGAAGATAAAATTTTAAACACTATTAAATCTCATATTGACAATACTTATAGTGAGCATTACGCTTATGGAAAGTATCAAGCGACTGATATGATATTAGATGCTGGACATGGTGAAGGTTTTTGTGTCGGCAACATTATGAAATACGCAATGAGATATGGAAAAAAGTATGGCAAGAACGAAAAGGACTTGTTAAAAATAATTCACTATGCTATTATAGCTTTATATTTAAACGAGGATAAAAATGATTGAAGACAAGATAGGCAAGAAGCCTTACTTAGGTATTATAATTGACTATGACCAAGAGAAAAAATTTGATAAGTTTAGTTTAGATACTCTTAAAGATAGATACTTTTGGGATAATGAGACTCATGCCCAAGAAGCTTTTGCCAGAGCTGCTGTCTTCTCATCAACCTATAAAGGAGAAACCAATTATGAAATGGCTCAAAGACTTTATAACTACGCTTCCGATTGCTGGTTCATGTTCAGCACTCCTATACTTAGCAACGGGGGAACTACTCGTGGGCTTCCTATCAGTTGTTTTCTTAATTATGTTCCTGACAGCAGGGGTGGGCTTTCTTCTCATTATGACGAAAACATATGGTTGGCAAGTTCAGGTGGAGGCATTGGTGGATATTGGGGAGATGTTAGGAGTAACGGTATATCTACTACTCATGGCTCTCGTTCTACTGGATCAATTCCATTCATGCATGTTGTAGACTCTCAGATGTTAGCCTTTAATCAAGGCACTACAAGACGAGGAAGCTATGCAGCTTACATGGATATAAGCCATCCAGAGATTGAAGAGTTTATTAACATGAGAAAAGAATCTGGTGGAGATATTAATCGTAAGTGTTTAAACTTACACAATGGTATTACCCTTACCAATGAATACTTAGAAGCTGTAAAGAACGATGAAGACTGGAGATTGATTGACCCTAAATCTCAAGAGGCAGTTAAGATTGTAAATGCTAGAGAGTTATGGTGGCAGATTATAAATGCAAGAGCAGAAACAGGTGAGCCTTACTTGGTAAATCTTGATACCTGCAATGATGCATTACCAAAACAACAAAAAGATTTAGGTCTAGAAATTAAACAGAGCAACTTGTGTTCTGAAATTACTTTACCTACGAATGACGAAAGGACTGCTGTCTGTTGTTTATCAAGTGTCAACTTAGAACATTTTGATAAGTGGTCCAAGGATGAATTGTTTATTGATGATTTAATAACTATGTTAGATAATGTCTTACAACATTATATTGACAATGCTATTGATACATCACAACTAGGAGAATATAGTGCAAATTTTAAAAGGTTCTCAAATTATATTAGAGAAGGTAAAGAAGGGTATGCAAGGTCTGCCTATTCAGCGTATAGGGAGAGGTCTCTCGGACTTGGGGCTATGGGTTTCCATGCATATCTACAATCTAAAGGAATACCTTTTGAGGGTATTTTCGCAACAGGATTTAACCACAAATCGTTTAGTCACATTAAAGAACGAGCTGTTGAAGCAACTCAAAGACTTGCCGAAGAACGTGGTGAAGCTCCTGATATACATGGTTCAGGGCTTAGAAATGCTAATTTACTTGCTGTTGCTCCTAATGCTTCTTCCGGTATTATTTGTAGTGGCACTTCCCCTAGTATTGAGCCTTATAGGGCTAATGCGTATACGCACAAAACTTTGTCAGGTACTTACCAAGTTAAGAACAAATTCTTAGAAAAACTTTTTAAGACTAAAGGATTAAAAGGAAATAAACTTGAAGAGATTTGGAAAGACATATCAGCCAATGATGGTTCAGTCCAACATTTAGATATACTAGATGATAAAGAAAAGGAAGTATTTAAAACTGCAAATGAGATAAACCAGATTTGGATTATTGAACATGCACATGTAAGGCAAGAGTTTATTTGCCAATCACAATCAGTTAATCTATTCTTTACTTTACCAAAAGCAACAGAAGACCAAGACATACATGATGAATATATGCAGTATGTAAATGATGTTCATTGGTATGGTATGAATAAATTAAAATCGTTATATTATTTTAGATCAAACGCTGCAAGAACTGCAGAAAACGTAAACATTAAAGTACCACGAATCAGGCTCGAGGAAGTGGACTGTATTGCCTGTGAAGGTTAAGGAGATATTATGAGCTTATTAGGAACTAGAGATTATTATAAACCATTTGAATATCCTTGGATGTTCGATTACTATGTATTACAAAATCAAATGCATTGGATGCCAGAGTCTGTACCTCTACATACAGATGTAAAAGACTGGCAAGATTTAAATAAAGTAGAAAAAAATCTACTTACACAAATCTTTAGATTGTTTACTCAATCAGATGTAGATGTAGCTAGTGGATATATAGATAAGTATATGCCAATGTTTAAGAAACCAGAAGCAAGAATGATGATGTCTTCATTTGCTAACATGGAATCTATACACCAACATGCATATTCTTTACTGCTAGATACAGTTGGAATGCCGGAAATAGAATACAAAGCTTTTGCTGAGTACGAAGAGATGGCTGACAAACATGATTATGTTGGTAAGTTTAAACCAACAAAGTCTAACAAAAGAAACATTGCTAAAACTTTGGCAGTCTATTCGGCTTTTACAGAAGGACTACAATTATTTAGTAGCTTTGCAATCTTGTTAAACTTTCCTAGATTCGGTAAGATGAAAGGGATGGGGCAGATTGTGACTTACTCTATTCGTGACGAGTCAATGCATGTTGAAGCAATGACAAAACTGTTTAGAGAATTTATACAAGAAAACTTAGATATCTGGACAGACGATTTCAAAAAAGAACTATATGAAATTTGCAGACAGATGGTAACTCTTGAGGATAAGTTTTTAGATTTGGTATTTGAAATGGGTGATTTGAAAGGACTAACTAAAAAAGATATGTATGCTTACAATAGATACATAGCAGATAGACGATTACTGCAGCTTGGTCTGAAAACAAATTATGATCAACGAGAGAATCCATTAGGATGGATAGACGAAGTTATGGGTGTAGAACATCAGAACTTCTTTGAAGGTAGAGCAACAACTTATATGAAGGCTGGACTGAGAGGAAGACAAGACACAATAACATTCGCAGAATTATAAGGAATGTAAAATGAAAACCAAAAGGCAGGAAGCTGTGCTTCTAGGTTACAAATTATTATATGATAGGTCAGGAAAATTAGTTACGGAACGAATTAGTACAGATATTAATGAGTTAAAAAAGTATATGACTCAAACAGATTACAGCACTTTAGAAGTTGTAATGCGAGATTGTACTGCAAAGTTAGACCAAATACATAGTTATATAGAATCTAACCTAGATGCTAGAAAAATGACCGAGTAATTGAAAAACGACCTCACAGAATGCTCGAGATTGAACGAATAGGGTGCAAGTAATACCACAGGTCCAAAAACACCTAAAATTCAACCACGAGCTTCTATGAGCCTCTGAGAGGATTTAGCTATTTTTACCTAGATATCTTAATCTTTTTAGGCTTTTTCTCTTCTGGAACGATTCTTTCCATAATAATAGAGAGTAATCCATTCTTAAGAGAAGCTTTTTTAACTTCGATATCTTCGGCAAGATTGAAACTTCTTTTGAAAGAACGATTAGCTAGTCCTTGATGAATAACATCTACTGACTCTTCTTCATTCTTATCATAAGAAATTGTTAAAGTTCTATCTTCTAGAACAACATCAATGTCCTTGTCAGTTAATCCTGCCATAGCCATTTCAATTGTATAGATATCTCCATCCTTACTGAGATTGTAAGGTGGATAAGTTGGGGTATGCTTTTGTAAAGTCTGCTGTCTAAACAATTCATTGAATAGTCTATCAAATCCTACAAAAGATGTTGAGAAAGCTGGATGTGTTAAATCCAGTAATTGTTTGCTTGTCATAATTATACTCCTTAAATAAGCAAGTTAATATACGTGGCATACATTATGTCCTACCACATTATTATTATAGGGTCTATATACGATTTGTCAAGTTATATGGTGTAGATTTCTATTGGCTTCTCTTTACCCTTTACATAAATTGGGTCTAGCTTTTGGTACATTGTTCCGTTATAATGTTTTATAGTTTCTTTACCTATAACTAAATCTTCACCTACTTCTTTACAACTAGATTCTAAACGAGCTGCTAAGTTTACAGCATCACCTATAGCTGTATAATCAAAACGAGTATCACTTCCCATATTACCTATGACAGCTTCACCAGTATTAATTCCGATACCAATACTAATATCTAAATTAGATTCTTCCATCTTACGTCTTATTTCTAAAGCTGCTAAGATTGCTTGGTGTTCATGTTTATGTAAATCCATAGGAGCATTAAAGATAGCCATCATGGCATCACCAATATATTTATCTACCATACCACCATACATTTTAACTGCATCAGCTTGAATAGTTAAAGCCTTATTCATAATCTCTGTGACTTCTTCAGGTTCTAACTTCTCTGACAAACTTGTAAAGCCTCTTACATCTGTGAATAAGAATGTACATCGTCTTCGTTCACCACCTAACTTTAAAAGCTCTGGATTGTTTTGTAATCTTTTTACTTGAGCTGGGTCAAGATAATGCTCAAATTGTTTTTTAATTTGTTGTCGTAGTTTGAATTGTGTTCGGAAGTTAATATAAAACTGTTGAGTTGCGATAAGTGTCATACTTATCAAACTCCAAGTTACATCAACTAAATAGCCTAGAGATACAAAATAATAACCTAAACCAGCAACTGATGACATTACCATACCAGCTAAAAGTAATCCCCATGTGATACCAAAATAACTTATAATAAAAGCGATCAGTAATCCGGAAATGCATAGTAATAGTAACTCAATAAATAATCTGTAATCTGGTATAGTTGGAGAGTCAATCAAAATACTTTCTGCAAGTGCAGCCTGTATCTTGTGAGGCTCTAGTAATCCTTTTGGTGTGGCTAGTTGTGGCATAACTCCTTGTGCAGTTACACCTACAAAAACAAACGTACCTGCCACATCCATTTCAGATAGCGTTGTTTGTGGGGTGTCAACCCAGCTTACCCATTTACGACCAAGACTGTCGGTGCTGATAGGTGGTAAACCTTTGACTCTTATCATCTCAACACCATTCTCATTTGTTTTAATCTGATAAGTATCTCCTTCCACCAAAGATTTTAAAGCTTGAGTTGCAAACGTAGCTACATATCCATCCGGGGTTTGTTGTAGTAAAGGCAATCTTCTGATTAAATTATCTACATCTACCCTTGCTGATACAGCTCCTTGATGTGCCGATTCTTTTAAGACTGGTATGTTTTCTAAGAATCCTGTAGCTTTGGGTAAGTTTATATCTGGTCCTAGTATTACTGTACCATGAGTTTCTGGATAGATATTATTATCAAACTCTGGCATTGCCAATACACTTGGAGCATAGCTTAACATTTCTGCAAAGACTTTATCACCACCAAACCTATCTTCTTGTGGAAATAAAATAACCCAGCCTACTCCAATTGCCCCTTCGTTAATTAACTGTCGTTGGATTTCAGCTAAGTCTTGTCTAGGAAACGGATAGCCTCCTCTTGCTTGTACATCCTCTTCTGTAATATTTAATATTGTAAAATGTCCAGATGGTTCTGGAGTTTCTACAAAAGTATCAAATGTTTTTAATCTAAGTATCTCTAAAGGTACAGAGTTAAAAAGTAAAGGTACAATTAAAAGTCCAAGTAAAGGTAACGACCATTTCATATTAATCTCCTTGTGTGATTTTTATGGTAGAGCTTCCCCCACCATTCACCACAATCTGAGTGCTCTTGCCATTCTGTATTAGTATGACAGTATATGAACCACTCTTATCTAAATCTAATCTAACAGTATCCTCTAATGCTTTATAAAAAGTAATTAAGTTATCTGTTGTAAAGGTATTAATCTGGGTCTCTTGGTCAAATCCAAATGCTGTACCTTTTAAATCTATGTCTGTTTTTAATAGTGTATTAGTTGTATCTAATTCGTTTATATCCTCGATAATGTTTAATAGGTCTTCAAGAAAATTTACATCTAAATAATTTATATCTAGCTCTGTAAATTCTAACTCGTCTCCTGCTAAATAATCTTGTTCTAAATCGTCAAAGTCGAGATAATCAATATCAAGAACATTACTTGAACTACTATCTCCGTCTTGTCCTGTGGCAAATTCATTCTCCTTGGGTTTACTTACAATCAACATGTTATCTATCAACTCTACAGTTAGGTCTAAGATAACTGGCTTAGTGGGTTCAGCTTCAAATATAGAAACTGTCGTAGCTTGGTAGGGTTTGTTTAGTACAACCTCTCCCATAGCTGTTCCAACAATAATCTCCCCACTTGGTAGACCATCGTTGTCAGGTAACAATATGACTAAAGACCTTCCGAGTTCGTCAACAGTCACAGTAAAATCAGTACCACGAATACCAATCGTAGCACTAGGGGTTTTTATAAATATGTTTTGTTTGTCTATAGTTGCGAGTTTTCCTGTGATAAATCTTGCAGTACCACTCGCAAACTGTAGAGCCATCTTAGATTTAGATGGGTCAGGATCATAGATAAATTCATCTACAATTAATTGAGAGTGTTCAGTTAATCTAACTTGACTCTCATCCAGAAACGTAATGCCCACTCTCCCATTGGAAGTTTGGACATTATCGTAACTGTTTATATTAAATGCTAATTTAGCTTCGTAAGTATCATCTCTTACAACTCTACCGAAACCATTTAGTTCTGTAATACTGCCAATATTAGCAGCCGACTGCTGTTCCCCCATCGTCTTGGATGACACAGACAGTACCATTACTACCAGTAGAAAGTATTTTAAGCCAATCATTATCTAATGTACTCTGTTGTTGTATGTTAAATGTTCTGGAATTACCAGTTTGGTCTAAGTAAAAATACCCACCAGCATATCCTTGACCATCAAAGCTTACTGTATTACTATCACCATCGATATCCATATACGATGTACCACCATCATAATCAATATCAAAGTCTATAGTATTACTTGAACCATTAATAATCCAGTCTAGGTCGGTATTACTAGCCATTGAACTTGTTGCTAAATCTAGCGTAAAGTTATTTGAACTACCAGTCACATCAACATTTAAGTTAGAACTATCTGCTCCATATGTATTTGTAGGGTCTACTTGAATTGTGAAGTTATTACTATCTCCATCAAACTCAAAAAAACCTGTCAAACTGTCAGCTAAAATATCACCTAAGAACTTGTTAGTGTCACCAATTTGATTGATGTCTAACGTCATACCTGTTCCATCTAAATCAAGAGGTGTTAAAGTTCCAGCTACGGAATTTAAACCTCCAATAATATTACCAGAACCAAGCTGTTCTAAGTCTAGATTAGCTGTAGCACCAGACTGTTCTATATAGATTTCATTGTCAGCAGCATAAATACCAACAGACATAATAGCTACTAACATTATTAGTTTATTCATATTCCCAATATCCTCTATCTATTCCTATAGTTATTATATTTAAAACTCCTGTCTCTATTGCCTTTTGCAAAGCTATAGAAACAGATTCATTCTCAGCAACTCCACCCTCTATCTCCACTAGCTCTGTTTGCTGTTCGATAAAGCGAAATACATCCTGAGATATGCTTGTTGATAAAATACTTTTAGTCACCAAAGTTTCTATAAGTACTTCACCAGTTGATACTGAAACTAATCTCAATGATATAGTTACATTATCTTCTCGATATTGTTTGCTATTACCTATTCCTAGATAACGAGCACCCAATCCTCCAGACTTTTGGTTCGCTTCGTATGAAACGACACCACCCTGAACCAACAACCCTGCAAATAGCAAGGGCTTTAATTTGTTATCTTCTTCAAATTCTTTACGAGTAGTCCTAATTAACTGTCTTTCTTTTGTAAGGTCATCTAACCCTACACGTTCTACTACTCTAAAGAAGTTTCCTCCAGAAGTATGCTTTAGTGCTCTTATTAAAAAAGCTTCAGGTGCTTGTGTGATAGCAGTACTGAATAAAGCAAATGAACTGTTGCTTCTTCGTTGTCCTGTCAAGTCTTTAAAACTATTAGGATATATAGCTATAGTTGGTTTTACTTTAGCTGCCGGTAGATTTATTAGTTCTTCCGACTGTAGTGTTAATGTTGTTGGTGCTTGTATTTTTTTTGTTAAAACTAAATCATTATTCTGACTTATAACTGCACAACCACTAAAAAGTAAAACTACCAATAGGCAATTGAATAATCGTAACATTTCCCTCTGCATCCGTAATTGTAAGTGTTATTATTTCACCATCACTTGTATATGAAATGGTATTTCCTTCAAGCTCAATTGTACCTTCTGTACTCGGATTCTCTCCAAATAAGTTTTCTACTAATTGTCGTGATAATTGTGCGTATATACGTGACTCTAAATTCCTTATAAATCTTGCAAGTGTTGTGTTTTCTTTGTCTCTTTTTATCTGTTCTTGTAAAGCTTTTATTTCTTCTTTGATAGACATCTTACGATTAAACTCTTGGTTTTCAATAGTCAGATAATGAGAGCTAGTACCTTCTCCACTAAAGGATGGGTTCTTAAACTTGTGAACCATTTCATCTGCAGAAAGATTATTAATACAAACAAACAAGATAAAGACTGCCCAAAAGGACATACATCCATAACATATCTTATCAATCTTTTCGTTGGTCATCTCTATCTGCCTTTGCAATTTTATCTATCTCTACTAAGTTTGGTACGCCTAGTAAAGTTTTAAGTAGAACATCCTGTCTAATACTTTGATTATCCATTGCTCTTACTCTATCAATTAAACTAACTATGATGCCATATTGACTGTCGAGTTTAGTGGTTACTCTCTCTTCCATTGTATCTAAACTTGCTTGTACCTTATCATCTAAAGTATCAAGCTTGGCTTCCATGCCATCTATAATTCGATTTATTAATTTCCATATAAACCAACCAAGCCCCAATGCTGCTGCAATTGGAAAGCCTACTTGATTTATTACGTTTATAAATTCATCCATTCTTTGTATCTAAAAAAATCTTTTCTTTCTGAGCACCAAAACCAACCTTTTGGATACTCCTCTTCTTCATTGGTATCAGCCTCTCCGTACCAGTTCCATCTTCCGTCTTCCATTATTCTTTATTAGAATTAGAAGCTCCAAAGTAGAAGCTAATTACTGCTGATGCTAATCCACCTAAGTAACCTAATACTAAGTTAATTAACGCTTCTGAGTTTTGCTCTGGTGGTTGTAGTGTGACTAAGAATATATATCCTAAGAATCCACCAACTGTAGCTATACCCATAATACGAGCTGTCCAGTCTTTGCTAAAATTCTTTCTAGCATCTTGAGTGTCAGCTACTTCTAATTTATATACATCGACTTCAAGTTCTTTCATCTGTACTTCAAAGGCTTGTTCAGCTTTCTTCAGCTCAAGCATTTGTTCAGGTGTAGCTTCTTGTACAGCTTTCTCTATAGCCTTTGGTGTATTAGGTACTCCCAATACATCAGCTATCATGTTTGCTGCCATGCCTCCCATAGGTCCACCTAATGCAGTTCCTAATGTAGGGGCAACAGCTCCAACTATATTTTTTAATAGTCCTTTCATTTCATACTCCTAGTACCATTTCTTGTAGTTCTTTGCTTCGTCTACCAACTTGTCCAAACCATTTAGAGTCTTCCATTTGCACAGCCATTTCTTTCCAGTCATGCCTACGACAAGCTCTTAACATGTTCTTAAAGTTTTTAAGTCTAGAACCTCCTAAGTTAAAACACATGTTGACAAGTACATGTTGAATTGGTTCTGGTAAACCATCCCAATCTTCATCAACACCAAATACGTGGATAGCTTCTATGTGATGCTTTTTAAAATCATCTGCATAATACATATCAACTACTTCTTGACTGACAGGTGTACCAACTTCCCAATCATATTCTGGGTCTTGTGGTTGGCAAAGATGTCCGATTCCAAGAGTTTTATAGCCGAGACTATCTTCGTAAATTTCTAAAACTTCACCTTCGTGTCGTTTAATTTGTTCTTTACATTCTTCTATATTCATTTTAACAAATCCTCCATTTGTTTTGTAATGCCTCTATCCTCTTCATCTTCAAGTATAACACCAGCTACTTCATTGTAAGTGGCATCCACTCCTCGCATTTTAACCTCATCAGGTTCGTTACTAACATTAGGTACATTAAAAACTAATCCACCTTTTGCATAGTAGTATTTTCTTTTTTCTTCTTTAGGTTCTGTAGGTCCTCTATCAAATTCTCTAGCTCTAGTTCTTAAAGCTTTTCGAGTTCCTTCACCACCAAATAAATCATAAGCTCCATAGAAAGGTAAGTTTTGAACTCCAAGTTCTGCCCAACCTCTTCTAAATAAAAATGCATCCATAACATCTTGTGGTAGTGGTCCAGCAAAAGTTTTCAATAAAGCCGGTACGCCAGTCAATCCTCTCTCTGCATCTGAACCATATCTATATGCATAGTCAAAAGGACCTAATCCCCCAAACCTTCTAACAGCTTCTACAACCAATGTTGAATCATCTACCCTTTCGCCAGTTTCGTAGTCATAATAGTTTTGACCACTACTTCTAATAGTATTACCTAAATGAGCCACAGTAGCCATAGCTATTCCTGTCATTGCAACTTTAGGAGCAACTTGTGCTGGGTTTTGATATGATTCGTTGATCCATCTTTTTAAAACTGTATTGTTAAATGCTGTTGGATATCCAGCAAACTGTACTAACAGTTGGGTAGAAGGATTAGAGAACCATAAAGGTCTATTAGCTTCTGCAGTACTTGGATTTAAAATAACTTCTTTCGTAAACCTATTAGCTCCAGATGTCAATTGATTACCATAAAAATCCTGGGCTTCTGCTAGGTTTTGTCTAAAGACTCCGTTCTTGTCTAAAGACTTTTCATACCAAGCCATTGCTTCATCTACATCAATACCAAGATCATTCAATTGTTGTCTATAATATCTAGTAGTTGATGTTCGTTTATCACCAGTAAGCTGTATTAATTTTTGACCTTTTTTATGTAAATATAAAGCTTCAGCTCTTTGTTTAATTAATCTTTTACCTGTTGTAAACGAAGCCAATTGAACAGCTTTTGTCCATTGAGTTAGTAACGTAGATTTAAAAAATGCATTAGACATATTTTTCATAGTAGTGGTTTGCATAGCTTCACCAGTTAATCCAGCTATTCGTTCTTGAATGGCTTGTTCCAAACCTAATCCAGTCTGAAATAATTCCATCCAATCTTTATCATCTAATTCATTTATACCAAAATATTTACCAACAGGAGCATCGGTTTGTTTTGTAGTTTTACCAGATAAACGCTGAATTCCTCTTACAGTTCTATCCAGTATGTTTACAGTTTCTTTACCAATAGATGTCATAATATCTTTAGCAACATTAAATCCATCACCAGAAGATGCTCTACTAAAAAGAATAAAAGGCTCTGTTACACTTGATAAAGTTGCAAACGGAAGGTGAGCCATTTGCTGTGATAGTTTTAAAAAATCATTAAACCATGCCCAGTTTTTATTTTTAATCGTAGGATTTTCAATACCAGTCACACGTCTATGCATATATCTTAATTGATCAGCAACAGCTTCAGCATCTTTAATAGCTTCTTTTTCTGTTAGTCCTTTCTTTTTACCAGAAGCTACTAATTCATAAAAGATTCCTGTTTTATTTTTTGTATCTCTAATAAATCTTTTTTCAAAATCATCTATACTTTTACCAAACAATCTAGTTCTAGCTATGCCTTGAGATAAATTAGTAAAGTAATCTTCTAGTACAAGCTCAACATCATTTTCTAAAAACTCAGCAATATCATTATCTTTAATATTTTTAAATCTTCGAGCTTGAATAAAACCACTTCTTCCCGGAGCTTGACCTGCAGATTTTAATTCAAATGGTGTAGACCTATAAGCTAACATATCATCTACAATTTGAACAGCTTTAAGTTTTTGTGCTTCTGCCATATCTCCACCGGTTTCTTCTAAGAAATCTCTACCAAAAGTATTTACATCAACACCCTTATCTCCTTTTGCAAATCTTTCAATATCATCTTTAATTTCTTTTCCAGCTTTATCAAAAGTTTTAATTGGTGTTTTTGTATTATCCGGTGTAGCGTGTCCTGCCTTAATTAAAATATCTTCAAACTTGTCTCGATTCTTAAGTAAGTAATCATAGTTAAATAATCTTGGTAAATAACCAGCCATATATCCTGTAGAGTCTAAAAACAATCCAGACTCTTTACCCATTGAATATCCTTCGTTCAACAGTTTTTTAATATCAATGTAAGTATCTAATAGTTCATCGTTTACTCTAAATTTACCTTGATATGTACCATTCCTTAGTTTTTCAGCAGTCTTAATATTTAAGTCAGTATCACGAAGCATCATAGCTAATTGGTCATTTATATTGGTATCAATTTTGTTACCATAATGTAATCCTAAAAAGCCACGAATACCTACTCGGTCTAATTTTTTAGTGGCTTGTTGTAGTCCACCTAAAAATTTACCATGCAATTCTTGTACTACCAAACCATATGATTTTTCTCTAACAGTTAAGTCTTTAGCTCCAGTTAAAGTATGATCATAATCATATCTAAATTTAGCTAGTAGTTCTTGTAGCGTATCAGAGTCTTTTAGTCTATTTAAAAATTGTGTAGTTGGTTTACCTATTGAGTTACCTATAAAAATATTTAACTTATTTAAACCATCTTCTTTTACTTTATCAGCTTTCTTTCTATTGACTCCTATTTTAGTTAGGAGTTGAGAAGTTTTGAGTCTAACCTGTTCAAATGCTGAGTCTTCTTCTACTTCTTTTCTAGTTTGTGCTTTAGCAATATCTTCAATTTCTGTTTCGTTAGCATATTTAAACTTTTGTTTATTAAGATAACTAGAGTTTTTAAATCCTGCTACACCTGCTAATCCACCTCCAAGAGTACCACCAAGGACACCACCTAAAACAGTTGTACCTGCAATAAGTCCAAGATCAATTTCATCTCTTGCTCCTAAGTCTACATCAATATCTTGTAAGAAATATTCATGAGGTCCAGCCCATGCAGCACCTTCTATAGCTCCTACTGTTGCACCAGTTTTAGCAGCCTTAAGTGTTTTTGCTTTTCGTAATGCTGTTCTTTTTGCTAATTGAGCTGCTGTTAATTTTTTAACACCTTGTTGTGCAGCAGCACCTAACGCACCTCTAGCAGCTAATGAGCCTCCTAAAGTAGGGGCTGCAAATAAAGCAGCTAGAATATTAACAGGGTCACTAATTACATCAACTGTAAAGTCTTTAACAAAGTTAAATCTTTCTTTGAATCCATCTAATTCAGCATTGTTAAAGGCTTCTCTTAGATACATGTAATCAGAAGCTTGTTCGGCTGTCCACTTGTTAGCTTCAATAGACCTAACAGCAGCAGCACTTAAGCTGTAGTCTGCATCTCGTAAGTATTCAAAGATGTTCTCATCTCTGCCTATACTTTCTAAAAATCTGTTAGCAACCTTTGAAAACTCAGGATCATTTTCTAATTGTGTAAGTGTGTATTTACCAGTTTTAGGTTTATATACTAGGTTTTGTTGTTCTGTAGTATATTTAGGAGATATAATATCTTTATATTCTTCACGCCTAACATCAAAATTAGATTCGTCAAACTGTTTATAAGCTGTCAAATCTTCTACAATTGGTTGTTCTTGTTCTT